ATAGTCATGTCCGCAGCTCTCCCGGAATAAGCCTTCGCCAAAGGTCTTATTCCTGTTCACGCTGAAACCCAGCTGGGTTACAGCGCGTGTCGTCTCTGCTAAGAACTCGGAGGGAACAACCAGCTCGAATCAATCGGGCACCCTGATCCGCGCGGTTTCCGCGCCCTCTACTCCTTGCGGAGCGAGGACCGGTGCGGACGGCGTTTCACGACGCCGTTGCGCGCTTCGGTGGTCCCGGCACTCGCTCGGAGCGGGCGTTGTCTTCCCGCCGAGTCGGAGCTGCTCGAGCCACGTCTGACACCCCTGTCGCTCTTCGGTCGGATCGCCTTCTTTACGATTGCTCGTAGAGAAACGTATTCGCCGTCGAGCCAAGACCGATTCACTTCGCATCGCGTGAACGATACGGAGCTACCCCGGCCGAGGGTGCCTTCGCCCTTTGCGTCACGCCGGAACTCCACAATGGGAGCCGGGTGAACCCCGTTGGTATCAAGAGCCACTTGCTTGCGCTCGTGGCTAGTGAATTGGGGACGATGCCGATCGCTCGGACATCGCGGGGGCGATGCAACACAACACGTGATCAGGTCGCACTCGCGAACTCTCGTGTCCTCGCAACGCGATCCTCGGGTCTGTCGCCAGACCGCCCGAACGACGAGTCATCGTCGCTCGGATCGCGCTTCCCGAACTCGCTTTCGTACCGAGCGCTACGCTCCTGTGAAGAGCGTCGCGCCCAATAGCCCCTTCATCTTCACGCAGGGGTGCACCCGCGTGGGATCGGTGGCCGAGATTTCGGGCTGCAAGCACCGTAACGAGCGCGCCCCCATTGCTGAGTGCGTGTCGTCACGTGGTTCGGGAGCGAGCGAGTCGAGGATGCGAGTTGGCACGTTTGCTTGCGCGAAACGTGAACCGCCCCAAATCTGGGTGAGCCCCGGCTAGCCGTCTCCCGGACACCTTGATGTCGCCGCGCCGCACTCGCATGAACGTCGGAACACGTCATACGCGTGGCGGCGGGCCGTAGCTCGACACGTTCGACCGACGACTTCGTGTTGCCACGAAGAGCGGCCTCGGTAACCCGCCCCGCGAAGGGCGAGATCCTGGTGACGAGCGTAAGGTGCCTTCCGTCCGTCTGGATGCGGCGGCGGGCGGGATCGCTCCCTTCCACGTCGCGCGACACCGGTCTCCGCGCTTGCCGCCTTTCGTTCACGTTGCCGTGAAGAGGAGAGACGGATTGCAGAGAGCCGACGCCTTTGTTACTCGAGAGCCAGGTGTTCGCCCTGCGACAGGCGCACGCGGACTCGAGCTCGATCGTGCAGTGC